CTGATCCCAAAGTTTTCGTGTTTATTAGCCGAAAAAGAAATCTTGGCTTTGCGAATCAGTTCATAATATTCTGATTTAGAAAGATTGAGTTTTTGTGAAAAAACAAAATCATAATCAGGAAATTCTGTAGACAGGTCTTCAAAAATTTCTGGTTGTTTATCTGGAGAAATTCTGTGACCAAACAAGATAATATTTTCCTTGTGTTCCAGTGGAATGCTATCTGAATTATTGATGATGTTCAGATGTGGTTGTCCTGAATGATATGCTTTATCACCAGAAACATTTAGTATATTACAGAACAAATCACGGTGATACTTACTACCAAACCAATTGTAATCCAGTGCATGATACACAGAACGCTCAAAGGTATGTGACCACCGTTTGTCCTGAATAGTAAATCCCAGAATATCTGTCTTATCATATGAACCTGCATGCCAGATTCCGTGAATAGTTACTGGAATACCCAACAACTCGCTCATGTATCTGACCTGAATGATACCTGTGTTCCATGAATCAGTAAACAAAAAAACGTCATTGGGTTTGATTTCACCACGACTAAACATTTGTGCAATGGTATTGATTTGGTTGTTTTTCCAAACATTAGTGATTGCAAAATCTAAAAATGCACCAGCGGTTGTGCCAGTTTGCACACCGCCGTCAATGGTAACCACTTCTATGTTAGGTCTGTGCTTTTTGATTTCTTCTGGAATTGCAGTATACCATTGCGCAGTATATCGTTGTTCAATGGGCTCTAGAGCTACGTGGTAAATCGTCATTGTCTTTCAATATCCTCTTCTACACAATTCTCACCATACTGGATCTCCACAATACGACAAGGAACATCATATGGGTTAGTTAATTGGTGCCATTCTCCGATTGGAACATGATATTCTTGGTGTACTGATAGCTGTTTTGCAGGCATACTGTATCCATTGGCCAATGCGCTGTTGACAACGCATCGACCTTCACTCACGATCCAATATTCAGCACGCTGAAAGTGTCGTTGAAATGATAAAGATTTTCCTGGATCCACTGTTAGTTCTTTAACCTTTAGTCCAGGTATCTCATGCAACACTCGATAATAACCCCACTGGCGATCTGTTTTGGGTGATTTCCAATCCTGAAGAATCCAAGAACTTGAATTTGCCTTGTCTTCACCACCAACGCCAAACACAAATTCAACTTCTTCAAATACCATCTCGGGGATATTATCTTTGGTGCGATCTCCACCATTGGCAAAAATTACACCATCGAACGGAATCCAATGTCCACCATGGTTTTTGACACCAAGTGCGTATTCAATTGCTTTGCAAGCAGATCCATCTGAATCGTCAAATTCAATGACTTCATCAACACATTCTAGTGCTTGAACAATTGCAGCTCGCTCTGTCCAGGGCATGAAGTAACGTCCTTTTTTACGATCGAGCCAATCGTCTGAATTTACACCTACAATTAAGTACGCACCCAGCTCTTTTGCTGCTTCTAGATAACGGATATGTCCGCTGTGAATCGGATCAAATCCACCCGTGGCAACCACAATCTTCATATAGATCTCCTTTAGAATTATTTTTATATTATAACTGATTTACACACTGAAGTCAACAGACTCACCGGACTTTGGCTCCAGTGCTCTGAGAGCCACAATCAGGACAAACAAATGTGATGGTTTCTCGTTCTGGGTTGAACGGTTTAGATTTTACGGAAAGTACATGAACTTCTGAAAAATACTTATACTCTGCGCACCTAGCGCAGTAAAGCATAGGTTCAGTATAAGCATGTCGGTTCATGTTACATATTATTTAACTGTTTTTAGTTCTTGGCATATTATTGTTTGTACTGACAAAAATTCTATTATCCTAGATGGTACAATCTAAACCCAATATAAATCATACTACTGAATACAACGACTGGTATCAGCCAATCGATAATTTCTAAAAGTTTATCACCCATGTTAGAACCCGTCTACATTAAAATCAACATCGTCAAAACTAGAAATTGAGAAATAATCACCGAATGAATTATACTGGTCCCAATCTTCCATCATTTTAGATTCTACTTCAGCATAGTAGCGTACCTCGTCATTGCTATCAATTTCGCCATCAAAATCAAAATCAAAATCGTTCATGGTAGACTCCTGGTTGGTTGTTAAACAATATGCATAGTATAGTAGTTGACAAGTTCTATGTCAACCTCTATTCTATAGAAATTTTTTATGCGTCGCAAGATTCTTCTAATTCGCGTGTTTCATATTCTAAATAACGTGCTTCTTGAATAATATCATCTAACTCGTAACATTTAGAAATTTTATTAGATTCTGATAATTCAATAATTTTTTTAGCTAAACATCGAGCTTTTTTAATAATTAACTTATTATCGTGTAACATATATTATTTGCCTTTAATAGTATGAATATATCGATCCAGATACCACTTAGCTTTTTCTAATTCTTGTATTGTGGCGTCTTTTTTTCCTGCTCGCAAGACATATTTCACTACGTTACCTAAATGAAATCCAAGACCAAAATCTTCAATGATATCAATAACTTCAAATTTATTTCCCTGATAATGATCTGGATGATCTACCATTTCTTTTTTTGACATACTAATACCCTACGTTAAAAATTTATATAGAAGAATTATACTACCCAACACAGTCATTGTCAAGTTAGTAATAATAAGAGGAGTATCTTTCATACGTAGCGATGCCCACGACCAAAGCACGCCACCGCTTACTTGTACAATAGGACCCAATGGATAAAAATTAGCAGCATTTAGCCCAACACTAACAATAAGTGTAACAGTTGCCGCCCATTTAATTTGTTCTAACTTTGATAATTTCATTTAACTTAGACTCCCAGTGAGATCCTAATTCTTGCAATCTGTTACGATTGTGTGTAGCAGCCCTTTCGCATTTTTGTTTATTATACACGGTAGTTGCTAAGGTGTCAAGTAATTTGCACAATCTAAGTTCTTGATTTGTAATAGAGTCGTAGCTGTGATCAACTAAGTCGTCGAGTACGTCAAACCCATTTTCTCTGAGAATATCAACAGAATGCGGACTACAAAATAGTAGCCACGGCCGCGGTGTTTGTAATGCTCTGAAAATTTTTTCAGAAAACGCAATAACAGAATCTGAAACATAGCTTTCTGCGACAATAGTAACTTCGCTAGCCATAGCAGCAGTATCTGGATTATGTTCTGAAATTATTGGAATTTTGTTAATTAGTTCATTAAATGCCCAGTCCCAATGTGGCCAATTAACTTCTCGATGCATTTGCCTAAAGAATTCTTGTCGTTCTTCTATACTTGGATCACGTGTATGATATAAGCAATTAAAACTAATAATATTGTTATCAATGAGATTGCGTTCGTGCAACTTATATAATAGCAATAAACGTTCGCCACTAAGGCGATTTAACATACAATTTAACCGAATAGATGGTTTAATATTTTCAATTTCGTTGCACAAATATATGTGCCAAAATTCAGGTGCAATAGATTCTACACTACGTCCATCTAGAAAATAATTATCGGTTATAATAGGTTTATCAGTTTCTATTTGTAAGCAATCAACTAATTGTATGTGCGCATCTGGCCTGCACGTTTGTAATTGTTGAACAATCGAATCTTCTTTGTCTTGACAGCCTGCTTGCCAAATACGATCATGATGTGTGGAAATGTGCATTCAATTATTTAATACAGATATATAGTGTTATGAATGAATATTGCTTGTTGTACAACCCTAGGTTGTTGGTTTCGCAGATTTTTCCGGTATTGCCATTGAATACGTTAATTAACCGTTGCAACGAATCTTTGCAAAAGCCAAGAGAAACACACACCGACGGCCAGAAGAACGATCTGGCACGCATGGTTCGCCTAAATTGGATGGTCGAAAATCTAAAAACTGATCGCGTATGGAAACCAATAGTGTTAACCCTGCGTTATTTTTTAATGACCACTATTACGGGTGATACTCGGTTACAAGCAATTGAACTATCACCGCATATCACAGTTGTTCCCGCACTGCTAACCATTAAACATCAGTATCTGGATCAGTTTCCAGATTGGATCGAAATAGAAAGCACATCACACTTGGCAGAACTAATGTCTATATCCGAAGAAAAAATAGTATTTGCAGAGAATTTTACAAACTGGACAGATCAAGAACTTGAATGGATTGAATTTGATTTACAAGAAACCAGTACACACATGCACGACGAAGATCAACGTTTGCGCATGATGTACAATTATCTAGATCAACAGTCGAATGATTTTTGCTTTTCTAGAGATTGGATTAGCAATTTTATTGAGAATTGGAATCAGTACGATTTTTAATTTGTTTGTCTAGTTCTTCCAGTTGTTCAACTGGAGTTTTCGTTTTATTTTTGTTTCCAAAGATACGTTCCCAGTTATCTTCGTATGCTTTCTGATCTGCACCCTTGCGCGGTGCTGATCCTTTTCCGCCGTGCCAACTATTCATGGGTAATTTTTAATCCAATATCCTATTAAGAGACCGATTACGATCGAAAGTAAAACAGTTAGTGTCATAATGGTTCTGTAAATTCAGATGTATCGTTGTCTAAGTCGTAGCGTCCTGTGATAAACCATTCTCTTGGTACTGCCCATTCAGGAGCGTCAGAATAGTCATAATTTGCTACTTCGTTATTTTCGTTAGGATCTTCTTTATCTTCCATAACGTATTTAATGCAAGTGCCTATTATTAAAGCGGAACCTCTTGCTCCTCCGCTAGGTTGGGGGTGTTTGGTGCCCAGGGGGCTCTAATTTGGTACGGGTGGAGGGACTCGAACCCCCAAGCCTCTCGGCAACAGGACCTAAACCTATCGTGGTTACCAATTTCACCACACCCGCATTTTATATCTCATCTATTAAATTATATCGAAAAAGTACCTTTTTTACAGTAACGGCACTCCCCCACTTGTAATTTAACTCTTTTAGTGTAGCACTTAAAGTACCACACCTCTTAAACGTAGCGATAATTTCTTCATCACTACACTTTCTTGCTTTTTTCCCTTCGTACTGTCCTTTTTTCCAAGTATCTGTAATACTATGGCAATTAGGACACAAACATCTTAAATTATTTCTAACATTATTATAACGATCACCGTCGATGTGATCTAACTCTAATGTTATACGTAAACCCATCCATTCATCTAATCCGCAATGTGAGCATTTATAGTCCTGCTCTTCCATTACAATCTTTTTACGTAATCTTTCGCCTAACTCTTCAAACGGTTTTTCTTCTACTAGTTTACGTCTATGCGAAGCATGACTTTTAGCTCGATGCTCGGCACTAAAAATAGGTATTTTCCCATCAGCGTGTGCTTTCTTTAAGCCTGCGCTGTTTTTTGCTTTGTTAGCAGGGCAACTATTAGCACTTTTAGCACATCTGTATCTACCAGTTGTTGGGCTAAAATAATGTGCTGGTTGTCCACACCCGCTATCGCAAAGTTTTCCTTCTGGTATTTCGTGTTCCATACTTTTATTTATTAAAGTTGGTAGACACGTGCTATTTTGTTATACCAAAAGGTTCTAAATTTGGAGCCCGCGATAGGAGTCGAACCTACGACCTGCTGATTACAAGTCAGCTGCTCTACCAACTGAGCTACACGGGCGTTTATAGTGCGCATTAACTACGTACTTTATTTACAAATTTATTTAGCAATACCTAAATAATTCATGACATTTTCTGGCGAACTTTCGCCATAAGGATCCGGGTTGTCTGCGGTAGCATCTGGTTCAACAAATGCTTTTTCAACAACACCGTCCTTGATAACAACAGCAAAACGCTTTGAACGCTTACCAAAGCCAAGTTGGCTAAAGTCAGCAAGGCGGCCAAGTGCATCAGCAAACTCGCCGTTGCCGTCTGGCAGAACCTTAACATTCTGGATACCCAAAAAGTCTGCCCATGCATTCATAACAAAGCCGTCGTTAACGCTTGCTACATAAATTTCATCAATACCAGCATCGCGAATCTTGAAATAGTTATTTTCAAAACCAGGCAACTGATAAGTTGAACAAGTTGGTGTATACGCACCTGGCAAACTAAACACTACTACACGCTTACCACCAAAAAGGTCCTTAGTAGTCTTGTGTACAAATTCGCCACCGATTGGGCAACCACCATCACCGGGAGGCAAATCGCCTTCTCGGTAATAAAAAGTGATGTCTGGAATACGAGTTCCTTCCATTGTTTTATCTCCTTAAAAATATATTATACAATTTTTATAATGCAACTTTATATAATTTAGCTAAGTCTAGAACAATATCACGCTCTGCCTTTTTATGTAAAGTATACCATGTGTTATGTATGGTGTTTGCTAAATCATAATGGTCGTCTAGATCAAAGTAATCAATGACCTGTCTGTATAACTTTTGGTCTAATGTTGGTTGAAATAGTATATCACCATTTAATACCAAATCACTAGATGAACTAGATTCTATATTAGAACATCCAAATTTTTTAAATATTTCTTCACTTAAATTGTTTAAGTTTGAGTTTAACTTTACATATGATCTATATGCTAAGTCTGGCGAAATATTTAAAATAATTTTTTTGTCAAAATTATCAATATAGTCGTTATGAGAAAACCAAATATATTGGTCTATGACTTCTCGAAACTTCCATTCGATGTTTAACCAGTTGTGCCAGGATCTCGTTGGCGCATATACCTCTTTATTAATAAATTCTATTTTATTTTCTAAATCAGTAAAATCTACGTTAAAAACATTTAATATGTCTCTAATCTCTTGTTGAACAGTTAACGGATAATGTGAAATATCTGTTGAATCAAATTCAGGCCAGGTTGGGTCTTTGATTGAATTGTATTTTTCTAAATTCCAATTCCAGTTTTTTTTATTAGCAATAAACCTAAATTTAAATTTGTCGTCCAATAAACATAACCATCTTAGATGGTTACCAAACCCTCCGGTCGGAGCCAAAATTGCATATCTTGATCTAACGATCTCAGATATGCTTTCCATTACGAACGTTCCATACCTGCTGCTTCAGCAACAATAGCGTTTACTTCTTCAAGTGAACTACACATTACCTTGGCAGTAGTCCAGTCGTCGTTGTCATCGCGACCGCTAACTTCTACCATGTAACCGTTATCGTAAAAATATACGTTAAGTGAATCATCTGCTTTAGTAAGTTTATCTGACAGTTTCATATTATACTCTCCTATGGGTTGTTGTTAAAGTTTGTTTATTATAACATCACAGATACCGAAATGCAATCTTTTTTGAAAATAAATATGCAATAATGTTTTATTTGGAAAAGATTGAATTTTACATAACCAATGTTTGTAATTATAATTGCGACAATTGCAACCGATTAAACAATTATAATTTTTCTGGACATCAAAAATGGGAAGACTATGCCGAGGTGTACAAGGCTTGGCGCAAACGAATAGATTTTGGGTTGATCGCTATTTTAGGTGGTGAACCATTGTTAAACCCGACATTACCAGACTGGATTACCGGATTACGGTCACTTTGGCCAAATGCACCCATACGGTTAGTAACTAATGGATCCAGACTAAAACACACACCCTGGCTTTATGACGCAATCAATAAAAATAAGATTGAACTATTGATTAACACACACAATCGCGGAACATTTGATAAAACTATGTCAGAAATATCTGAAATTTTATCAAAACCAATACAAATCAATCTGACTGAAAAATCAGATTCCTGGGTCAAAGAATACAATAGAATTAAGGATTCATCCTGGCCAGAATGTCAAACACATCTAGATTTTGAAAGTTTGCCAGAATGGATTCAGGATGAATGTACTAATTTCCATAAAATAGATCCCAAAACATTTTTTTATAATTCCGGAATGGTACATCTTGTTGATGCTAACCAGGTTAATGTGTCACTGAAATATTCTGAAGATTTTATTACCGCTCCCTTATACTATAACAACGATAATCACTTCAAAGTTTACAGTAGCGATCCAGAAGCCGCTCACGATGTTTGTATATCAAAAAACTGTCATCATTTTATTCGTGGAAAGTTGTACAAATGTCACCATGTGGCGCTCCTACCGGAATTTTCTGAACAGTTTCATGTTGACATGACAGAAGAAGACACAGAATTGTTACATGCATATCAACCTGCGCAGTCAACCGATACAGATGAAGAACTGTCAATGTTTATAAACAATCTTGCACACAGTATTCCGCAATGTAAGCTATGTCCAGAAAAACTATTTCCAGTACGTGTTTTGGCATCAAATATTAAACCCAAGGTCTTAAAAAGACAAAAGGTTTAATATTTGATTTCTCGCTCCGACCAGGGTAAGTTTTGCGTCATTCCAAGACGTTAAATTTGGTACCAGCACCCGGAGTCGAACCGGGACGCCCGAAGGCTCTGGATTTTAAGTCCAGTATGTCTACCAATTCCATCATGCTGGCAATTTCTTAAACAATGTGTGTATTATACACTATTTTTGCGCTGTGTCAACTTATTTTTTAAACTTATTTGGTGCCCCCACCTGGACTCGAACCAGGAATATAGGTTTAGAAGACCTAGGTTATATCCCTTTAACTATGGGGACAATATTTGTATTGTACGGTAGTTTTACGAAGGTGTCAATCTAAAATTTTGCGTTTGAAAATTTCTGGGCCAGCTTTTTTTGTCTTTTGATATTAGGTGTATTGCCTGTGCCAGAATCTTGGTGTCTAAACAACCCATATATATCTAAATATCTGGGATCACGCCCGTGGATTCGATAAAACACACTAACATCTTGTGTTAGATGTGCATGCCTTAGACCATCGATTGTGTTGCCTAGTGGGGCTTTGGAATTCATTGCAGAATCTCTGGATCCATACAATGCTAGATTATTCATTTTTGTAGCAACAAAGTCTTTGAATTTTTCCGCAACAACTGAATCGTAGTCATTTACGTTGAATAGGTTTGATGTGCGAACAACCGTATCTGTATCTGCTTCATACAGAGTCCAAGTTACAGATTGAAATGATTCAATTAAACTTTCTAATTGATTGAATTCACGTAAGCGCATTGCGTATTTATGGTAATGGAGGAAGAGGAGGGATTCGAACCCTCGGTACGCTTTCACGTACAACGGTTTTCAAGACCGACGCAATCAACCACTCTGCCACTCTTCCGTATAAATCTGGAGCAGAAACTCTACCATTGAGTTACTTCCGCAATATCTTAGTTAACTCATGCTGCACATTATACAGGATTATTTGAAATTGTCAACGACTTTTTAGACTAAATGATAATTACGATATTTTTCAATGTACAATTTAGTAATATCGTTGTTTATGGAAATATTAAGTAAATCGGTAACTTGGGCTAGATGCGTAAAAAACGAATCACTAAGCGGGTTGAACTGATCAATTACTAAGTCAGCTGAATATGATGCTAAACTATCTTCCCATTTTTTGTATTCATTTAAACATAAACTAGCAGGCTGTCCGTTACTAAGTAGATCCCACTTTAGTCCTATCGCTAGGTTGATAAATTCGAGATCGGGAATGATTTTAATTATAGGACCATTGCCGATAGTCTGTGTATAACATTCGATATTAAACCCATAATGTGCTACAAACGGAACATATTTATCTACTGTATTTAAATATTCAAACAATCCCCAATCTCTTGTCCTGCCGAATGATTCAGAACTTGGATCAGGGCCGTCGCATTTACAAATAGGTGGGTTGTGTATTTCATAAGTCCACCACGGATTTATGTGGTCGTGTGGAGGAACACTATCTAGTATTTTTTGGGGTAATGGCTCATTAAAATAAACCATCTCTGAAGAATACAGGCAATTTATTAAACTTTTGCCTCCTGCTCCGGCTATGTATGAAAAGTATACTGGAGTCATTCTTAATCTCCTTAACAGTTTTTAAGACCGATGCAATCAACCACTCTGCCACTCTTCCGTATAAATCTGGAGCGGGATAAGGGAATCGAACCCTCGTCATTAGCTTGGAAGGCTAAGGTAATACCATTATACGAATCCCGCATTAATTGGCTCTCTGACGTGGGCTCGAACCACGGACCCAGTGATTAACAGTCACTTGCTCTACCGACTGAGCTATCAGAGAATTTTAATAAGCACACTAGGCAAGGTCCTCCTATTCTGTATTCAGGATACAATCCATCGTCTTTGAAGAACGACTGTCCTTAGGGACTAATGTGCTTATTAAAATGGCCCGCCCTATCTCCACGCAGTTTAGCCTTAAAGGAACGAAGAGATTTGAATTCGTTCTATGCCGACGGGCAACATAGATATAGACTGAGAACTAGTAAAGCCTGTACGCTCAGTCTGCGTAGCAGTCAGTAAAAATTGGCCGAGGGAGAGGGATTCGAACCCTCGATACGGTTACCCGTATACACACTTAGCAGGCGTGCGCCTTCAGCCTCTCGGCCATCCCTCGATATTGTCTCAGCGGTAGGATTCGAACCTACGACCCTCTGGTCCCAAACCAGATATTCTGCCAGACTGAACTACGCTGAGAATCTTGGCTGAGGGACCAGGACTCGAACCTGGACTAACGGAGTCAAAGTCCGCTGATCTACCATTAATCTATCCCTCAATGTTCTTATTTAACTTCGCATATTATAAGGTAAAAGTTTGTGCTTGTCAAGCCAACAAGCCGGAAGTTTTTCCTGAATAGTCTAGAAAAACAGGTCGTTGTCCACACATAATGTCAATAACAAATTGACGCATTTCGTAACTGATACGCCCTGTGCGCAACAGTTTCTTTGCAAACACTTCAACCATTTCTTTTAGAACAAATCCACGTTGGTTGTGAATCCACGTTGCGATTATCATGTGAACTGTTGTATATGCAATATCGCAGCACATACCCAGTATAATTGAATCCTCTATCTCACAGTGAGTAGAAGCACGTAATTGTTCGCGGGTAATATATTCACATGCCATTCGCCGCATGTAGTATTTATTTGGTACCCCCGCCCGGATTCGAACCAGGATCAGTCGATTATCTGTCGTTATGAGGTATAAGCTCACTGCTTTACCATTAAGCTACAGGGGCAATTTATTGCTTTTTGCTCTATTTTCTGCAATTATAACTCGTTAAGATTATTAGAAAATTTTTTTAAAATTAGCGGAATTAAAAATTCTCTGGTCCATTGCAAATGTGCATCAGGGGTTGGATGCCCGTCGTTGGGTACTCTGCTATCAATAATGCCAGTGTAGTCTTCTAGCGGAAGAATATCGTCAAACGTTGATATTGCAGAGTTAATAATCGATATATCAATACCGTGGTTACTTAACTGCGTAGAATCATATGTTTTCCAAGGCATAAAAATATGTTTATATTGATTGCATTCTAAAAAAGATTTTAATGCAATAATCTTAAGCAAACTTTCATACTCTTGACCATATGCAGATACAATTTTTTTATAATCTAATGCTAACTTATCAAAAATGTTTTTTGGTGATGTAATTTCGTTAAAAATAGACAAATTACAAAAATAATCATTTAACTTTTGCATACTCATAAAATGATATTTTTCAACTTCGTTGCTAGTTTCTGTGATTACATCAGTTCTCCATAATTCCGGCCACATTACTATAACTAATGTGTTTTGATTAGTGATAGACGAGTTTGAGGTAATTTCATTAATAATACAATTAAATACGTTAGATGGACCACCGCCGCTTTGACTACAATCAAACACTTGATCGAATCCAGCAATATCTTTCAGGTAGTAAGGCCATGTGCAAATGTGTTCTTCAGAATTGTTCCACACATAACTACATCCAGCAACAAGCAGATTTGGCAAATCACTTTGTACCGTCTGTGTAAACACACTTTTTAATGATCGTGTTTTGGCCATTACTTTTCTCTTCGTGCTTCTACTTCTTCTCCGCGAGTATAACGCACAGTATCATCGGGTGTCATAACACTAAACGAACGCTGGTACAATTTTTCCATAAGCGTTGTTCCTAAGTCAACCGCAATTTCTGCAATCTTGCTGCTTTTAGTAGGAAAGCGTGGATAGTTGATAAGTTCAATCATCATACCTGCTTCTTCGCCACCTGTGTAAATGTAATCAAGCGGTGTTACAGTAACACACAATCCTTCTTCCCACACATATTTGCGGATGATCTTTTTAGCGTGTGTTATATCGCCAGCAATATAAATGCGAGCCCAATAAGTTTTACAACTTTGCTCTTTCATAGTTACTTACGCTTGGGAATACGATAGATTACACCTTGCTCTGTTACAACCTTGGTATATCCACGTTCTTCGTAATCAGCTTCCAGCTCTGCCAGCAGTTCTGGATTCTGAACGCTGCCAACTGCCTTAAGTACAATAAACTTCTGGCGGTAGTTTAGGTAGATCTTTCCGTAATAAGCCATTTCCAGCATCATCTTGACACGTTCGGCTTCTAATTTTTCTGAATCTGAATAGTGAGTAGATGCAACATAGCTACGCTGGCGTGCATCCACAACAGCCCACCATGAATTCTTTGCTTTACGACTTTCAAGTTCTACAGTTTGCATAGGATTTTCTCCTGAAATTAGTTGGTGGGCCCTGTGCGACTCGAACGCACGACCAAAAGATTAAAAGTCTTCTGCTCTACCAACTGAGCTAAGGGCCCTGGTTTGTTAATTGTTGGTCTTGATTACACGTGGTTCGTTGAGCAACGTGCCAAAGCTCTGAAAGTATGACTTTGCTTCCATAGCATTGCGAGCTTCGTGTGTCATTACACGAGGTACAGCGTTGTATGAACCAGACTTCACTGCGACCTTACACTCGTATACATAACTTGGCATTTCTTGCTCCCGGTTAAAAATTGTATTTTACGACAAAACTACGCCGTCGTCAACCCCAGCAAAGGCTAAATCTTCATTAATTTCTGCCAAACGCTTTTCAATCTGTGCGTTGGATTCAGCATCCAATGACCCGCGAATCTCACACAAATTGAAAGCTTCTTCGTATAATGATTCAATATACATCTGGGACTGATAATCTAAGCTCATTTTGATCTCCTTAGTAGTAATAGTCAACGGCCATATCGTAAAGATCGTGGTCGTAGTCTTCGTTGAGTTTGATCATTTCGTCGATGCTGAGTTCTTCGTTGGTATCTTCCCACCAAGCACGAACAATGCCACCATCTTCGGTTGGACCACCGCGATCCATTTCATAATCACCAATTTTACGACCATTGAGTTCCAAAGTCCACATAATGTGTCTCCTTATGCTGTGATGCCTGCTTCGACTAGCGAAGCAAAGCGGTTAAACATTTCGTAATGTGCGTCAACGTCTGTGTCTGCTGGGTTGATGTCCATGTACACATCAGCGTCTACAAAGTTCCAGTTAACAGAACCGTCTGCGTTGTAGTTTTCAAGTGAACCCAACGCTTTGGTAACAGACTTGATCACTGCTAGTTCTTGTGCGGAAAGTTTCATTTTTGAACTCCTTGCTGTGTTGTTTAACTATGTGCATAGTATAGCAACCTTTTCTGAGTGGTCAACCCAAAATTCAGCAATTTTTTACATTTTTGCCAAAAAGATTTTTATGGGGTCATAAAATCAATGACTTAGCGAGATGATTTTTGGGGCATATTTAAATCTATGCAATTATATAATATGCTCAGATAATAATTCCCTAATAATTCAGTATCTTCTAGAATAGTTAATTTATTCTTATCTAAGAATCTTTTAGTTCTATTAATTACATCGTGATATTGAACCCTAACATCTTGCCCGACATTTTTATCAAGCATTTTGTTAACAAATTCGTGATACGGTTCAGCAGTTGGTTCATCACCAAATACTACTTCTTGTACCATTAATCCTGCCATGTGCATTTGATACAAGCAAGCCTTAGCGTGTCTTGGTGCTAACCCTTCTTCTATAAGCATAGCAACCATACGGCGTTCTGCTTCTGCTTCGTCGATGCACGCAGCACCTTGGTTATTAGGAGTAATTTGCTCCAGTGCTGGTTCTTCGCTAAATGGATTTTCTACAAGTTTGCCGTCGCCAAAATCAATAAACTCGTCAGCGGCGAATGCTGTAGTTGCTAGTAATAATACTAGGCCGATAATTCTTTTTCCCATGATCTTCCCCATTTTAATCCGCACCAATAAGCGGTGCCGTAAATCATATCTAAATATGTGTCTAGATTTAAATCATCGTCCTTGAGATCATAGATTATTGATATAATTGTAAAATGGTCATTTAGATGATTAGTTGGAATGTTTTTCTCTGCGTACCATTCTGTTAATATATCGGCACTAATATCTTGCTCTCTAGCATTAAAAGCAATGTCTACAGTTTCAATATAATAGTTGCACGGATATGGCATTTTCTCCTCAGCAATAGCTGCACTTGAAAATAACATTAATAGAAAGTATAAAACATTTTTCATATCTAAAATACTTATCATTAAAAAAGCCCTTTTGGGCTTTTTATTAATATCTTAAATACATCCTGTTGGTTTTGGTAAACCTGCAATCTTACATCCTTGCTTACCAGGACCATATGGGAATAGTTCATAAAGATATTTGCTTGTGCCAAATTCTTTGCCAAACTTCTTACCAACTGCTTTAGTCAGTACACGTACTGCTGGAGCAATTTGATATTCATCATAGTACTCGCGTAGGAAATTGATAATATCCCAGTGTGCGTCCGTTAATTCTAAATTCTCACCTGCTGCTAGTTCTTTAGCAATTTCTGGTGTCCAATCATTGATGTTTACGAGGAAACCCTCTTCGTCTACTGCATAACTCATTGTTATCTCCTTATGCTTTTTTAATTAAAAATTTAAATTTGCCATCTGCTTCTGCTGACTCTACTAAAGTATTACCAGTTTGATTACAAAAAGCATCAAAATCTTTAACTGATCCGGGGTCAGTAGCAATAACTTCTAGTACTTGACCTGATTCTAAACCTGCTAATGTTTTCTTAGCACGTAGTATTGGTAGAGGACAATTTAGTCCTGTCGCGTCTAACTGCGCATCCATTATCTATACCTCTCTGTATATAAAAATGGGCAATATATATTGCCCCATTACTATTTAATAAAATTGTAATATTTCAAATAAATTTATTTGTAACCCAACGATACAAACGTGGGCCTGGACATTTTGCATACCAAAAACTTACTGCACCAATTAAAAATTCTTTCATAAAACTTCTCCTAAAAAATTAACCAAAGTAATTGCGTATAGAATCGCACCAACACCAATTGCTAGTGCCCATCCATCACAATTTTTTTCATTGCATTTTGTACAAAACATTATTGTTTCTCCTTCCAAACCGGGGTGTAATCTAAATCAATGTTAATTGCTACCACACCTGGCTTGCAACCGTCATCGCTGTCTAAACGAGTTGCCATCCACATAGCAAATTCATCTTTGTCGTGGAATTCTTGAACAATAACACGTTGCCCTTCGGGCAAGTTGCGTGTGATTTCGACCCTGACATCTGCATTTGCAGCAGGTAAAATAAATATTGATGTTATTAGTAATAATAACTTTTTCATTGTAAAAACTCTTTTTATCTATCAGATAAAACCCCTACCCACAGTGGGTAGGGGATCTTTTTAGATTTTACTGTGCGTTGCTGTAGTATGGAGCATAGCCATAGTATGGTTGGCTATAACCTTGACCATATACACCAGTGTTGCTGTTAGCATCTGCTGACAAATTACCGTCTGCTGAACCTTCAGCGTTAACAGTCATTTCAAAATCACCAGTTGCTGAACCAGCGCCTGAGGTATTAGCAACTACGTTACCGTCATTCCAGAAGTTACCGTTAGTTGCGCTATTGTAACCATCTTCGCCATAACCAGCACCGTAGAAGCCATCGCGGCCATCAAAGTTGCTGTTGCCAGCCATATCAGCTGAACCCTTAGCCTTGATAGTCATTGTGAACTTACCGTGTCCAGCAGCACGTCCTTGACCTTGACCGGCGAAGTCGCCGTTGCCATAGCCGCTAGTGTTGCTGTTGCTGTCGTTGAAGAAAGCACTGGCAGAGCCAGCAGTTGCGATTAAAGTGATAGCTAATGCTAAATTTTTCATGATAAAGTCTCCTTAAAGTTAAAAAATCTTTTCAAGTATTTAATTGTTTCCTAATATACGAACCTTAAAAAATTAGGCATGCGCCTATTAGTATTCAATTAACTTCTTGTATATTTTTATTTAGCAAAACGACAAAAAAAGTTAATTTTTTTGCATCTTTTTTGTTATTTCTAAATTATGTGCGTATTATATACTAAAATTCTGTTACTGTCAACCTATTCTTGTAAATAGTTGGTGCATTATAATGAAATATTTGTGAACGCATTTCGCAATGCGGGTTTTGATGTTGTTTATCAACCATCGTGTTTGATTAATAATTATGATCAAAAATGTTGGCCTATAAAGTTTCCAGACGTTAATTGGACAGACAACACAGTGGTTATAATGCATACACAAGATTTTGTTAGCATTAGCAACGGAAAGTGTCCAGAATTAGAAGCAATTGAAACATATTTTGGAGGAAATGCCAATCGTGTCATCGTTGTGCATTGGAATATTGACTTGCACACAGTTTATGATGGACCATTACATTTAGTATATTTCCCAACACACAGTTATGAACTGTTAAACAATTTAGCAAAAACACAAGAAGACTGGAATCTATCTTTACTTCGCAAACGAACTAAAAATTGGCAATGTTTGAATGGAACCACTCGTCGCCACAGAGAACTTGTTGCTTATTACATGCAACAAAATTTTACAAATGGTGTTTTGAGTTATGGAGAACGTATTCTGTTGTCTGAATGGGATTTTAGTACGTATTATGGTTGTGAAAACGAATTAAACTGGATAAGATTATTGCCGGTTTATGCAGACTGTAAGGTTAATATAGTTACAGAAACTCAGTATTACGAATCTCCGGGTATTATCACAGAAAAAACATTAATGGCATTGTTGGGGTTGCAATTACCTATTGTAATCGGATACCCAGGCATTGTGGCGCATTGCAAACAGTTAGGTTTTGACATGTTTGAAGATCTATTAGATTATACATATGATACGCTATCGGACGATGCTAGATGGCGCACAGCCATAGATTCCAATAAGAATGTGATAAATGGAAATTTTGACAGAGATATTATCATGGATAGACTGCTGGCAAATCAAGACTATGTATTAAATCAATGGCCTGACATATTAGTAGAACAATTTAACAATAACGCTCAAGATATTGCATTACGTCTCCGCCAGTCAGTGTAACCGCTGTTGCTTCTTTGCTACCGTACAATATTAGGTCATATTTTTTAATATAATATGGATTCTGAAATGACCGATCTGCCTGAATATAAAATTTTGCGCTGCGGTATTTTATTCTAAATGTGTGTCCTTCAATACCAAGTTTTTCAAATACATATTGTCCTTGGTCTGTGAGTAACCAACCGCCGTCAGGATTGGCCCACCACAGGCGTATTGTTTGCTCCAGTGGAAACTGTATTCCTGGAAGTTGATCCAGCATTTGCTGGGTTAACTCACTTTTCTGGATATACTTGGTCACCAGCATTCAACAATACCACACTGAATAAATCAGTTTTGAATTGCTTGTTCAGCTTTTTTGCTAGATTAATTGCATGTCCTGGATTACTAAAAGAAACCTTCCTGTATTTTGGTCCTGGGTATTGAACCAACATGTTCTGGTTCCTTAAATTAATGGGGTTGCCGTCAAAAAACACAGCCCAGATTCCTTCACTGGCCAGAACCTGATCTGTTTTATAGGTAGATTTGTCAGTAACTTCTGCTAATACTGTGGGTTTTGGTCTGCTCATAAACTGTATCCTTTGATACAGTATTTATGAATAAACTGCGTATATTACCAACTGTCCCCTTGTATTTGAACTTGAATTACTTCATTGGCAGTACTTTGTTTTGTTTCTTGTAGTGCATGCAGAGCGATCAGCAATTTGGTAATATCTGCGTGAAGATCCTTTGCCTCGCGCATGGTCATTGTGAACTGCTTGCTGTTTTGAGATTCCAGTGCCTTTATTTTGTCAACAAAGTTGTTAATGTGAATCATTTAAATAATTGATCAAAGTTATTCTGATCAGGATCTTGCTTGAACGGTCCCTGATATTCGTTACGCTGAAGTATAATGAGCTTGGGACTGTACACGGTTTTCCAACGGTTTTTCAATTTAATTTTATACCACCCGGCTGCAAAAAAACTTTTGCTTTTCGCTTTTTTGGTATAAAGCGGAAGTTTTAGTTGAACATCCCACACAGCATTATGTATGGATCCTGCCGCTGGAAATCCATGCACAGATATTTGTTTCTTTTTGGCAGTCACAATGTTGATATTGTCGTCAAATTCAATACCAGCACGACGTTTTAGTATGGCAAGTGTTTTAAACTGTGCTTGACTGTTATTCACAGTAACACTAAATCCACCTTGAATAGCGTTAACTTCTCCTACCTTGCGGTTACCATCTCTGAGAATCCAAAATTTATTTTTTACAACGGGTTTTGCTTTAATCATTTAATATTCCATTATATGTAGCATTTAGCCAACTACCATATTGTTCGGCTTGATCACTGAGCCTAACAAGATCGTGCTTGCCACAGAAGCGCATAAAACGAATACCTACTTGTCCTATGTCTTTGTGTGTCACAGTGGTTTTAATAACGTCGTCGAAATCTTGTTTGAGTTCAGCAGGCTGCTTGGTTAAATCCACCAGTGTGCAATTACGATTGTAATCGTCAATTACGCGGTGTTCAACACCGTCCGGATCTGTCCAGCGTTGGAGCATAAGATTGTTCCAGGCATATCCTTGTTTTTCTCGATCCTCAAATGCTTCTGTGAGACCTATTTTCTTTTTGGTACTCTTGGTGCGAACACCAGGATAAGCACTAAAAATATTGTCCGATGAATCACCCCTCATGCATTTTTCAAAAAGAAGCCATTCAGGATTGGGGATTTCTTTTGGCTCTTTAGTTTTTTTATCTATTACACGTTCGTTTTTGTCATCAAAAATGCCATCTAGGGATATAAGTTCGTTCGAAATACCGTTGTATTGCACAACTTGACGAGAGATCAACTGAACAAAGTCAGTATCACTGGATAAGATGATATGCTCATCATCTGGATGAAGAGCAATCCATCGGGCAATGAGGTCATCAGCCTCTGCTTGAGGATGTTGTAAGACAGTACAATTAGTCTGCTCACGTAAGTATTTATGAAATTCGTCAAAAATCTCCCAAAACAGAGCATCTTCTTCTAATTCTGCATCAGTTAATGCTTGTCGTGCTACTTTACGATTAGCCTTATAAGGCTCGTAAATGTCTTTACGCCACGCCCGTCCTTCAAGCATAAACACCACATGGTCTACGTTAAATTTACGAACTACTCTGTTAATAGCTGAAAATGTAAGATGCAACGCAAATCCCAGTTTGGTATATGTGTCCGTGGCTCGGTGCGCTGCATGTCGAGCTCTAAAAAACGTATTGGCGGTGTCAACCAGAATATATTTCATACACGTATTATACGGTATTTTACAGATGTTGTCAAGTATTAAATTAGTTTATTTTGTGCAATGTATTTTAGTAGGTATCGTGCCCAGGCTTGATGAGCATCTGCTCCAAAATGATAAGATGTTGGTGTAACTGTTTGATAACCTTGAGATAAACACCAGTTGTTATAAGTTGTTGAACCATAAGGATCAATATAACTTGTGCCCCAGTCATAACGATTAATAACATCCTCAAAGGTATTGTTACCATTGAAGAAGATATGTTTAATGTCTCGATCGTTTAGCCATTCATGCATGAGCCAGATTTGCTCGTGTGCTTCAAGCGTTTTAGCCATCCAATCAATGCCCGCGATATATTCTTTATAGCGAACTTGATAATCCTCCGGAACAATATCAATACCACTTGCGTTAACTTGATAGTATTCACCGTCAATAAACCATTCTTCACGTTCCCACGTTGACCATTGAATAATAGCTAAAACATCTGTGTGTTTGGATTCTTTAAAGTATTCTTGTGTTGTGCGAATAATGCGTGCGTTACTGCTTGCTGACTCTGCGTGTAATTGTAGATTCATTTTAGCAAGTGCTGCTAATTTTGTACCCCACGCAACTTTTGCATTATCTGGATGCGGAGCACGACCCATGTGCCATAACTTCCCGTCGTCCATAGCGAAACAATGAGGATTCACCGCTTCGGCAGCCGCAGCGTGACTATCGCCGTTAACGTAAAGAATCATGAAATCTCAGAACGGCCATCGCCGAGATTACGTTTGTTATGAAAACGAACATCCATGTTAGAACGTTGCGCTTGTTCTTGTTCCCAGGTTTCTAATACAACATGTCTGCATACATTTTGGAACCACTGATCAACAATATCGGCATCTGTTTTGCCTTGATACCCAAAACGTATTAGTCGAGCAACGAACTGATCATTCCAATCAAGTTCAAACGCTCCTGCATTTAGATCTTCCGGATCAACTTCCATAGAAAGAATGCCAACCCAGGGTTCTCCACGTTCAGTAGCAAGTTCTTTTTCAGTTTTCTTTTTGCGAGTTTGCTTTGGTTTTTCTTGTGCAGGCGCTGGTTGCTTCTTTTTAAATGCGTTTTTTAGTTTATCAAACATCATGTTCCCCATGCATTCTTAAAAAGGCTTACCTGTAAGCGTGGACTGTATCTCCAACCGTGCATCATGCAAATTTCAGCAACATCTTTTTCGTGTAATTCGTACCCGTCTACGGTGCCGCCTTCGGGCATAAGATATACGGGACCTGTAAATCCTGCACGTTTATATTCATTTACAGCAATGCTTGCATCAACAGCATCATCGTGTTTAGCTACAACGAACTTTAAAAATGCGCGGCCGTACTGTTCGTACTCTGTAACAACATCAGGAAGAATAGCATTATCCCACAATTCGCCAGAACACGGGAGTTTAGCACTTACACTAAAAGTAAGATCAATTTTTTTGTTCTTGATATTATTAATTAGCAAATAATCCTTGAAGTCTGCAGAAAGTTTCTGTGTGCCGTTTGTTTCGAATGTAAAGTTGCGGAATCCTTCTGCGTATAGCGCATCAATAAGTTCTGGATACGCACGCTGCCAACCCAGTAGTGGTTCTCCACCTGTAATAATAATATGCGTATCTGTGTAACTCTCACCAGGATCGTAAATACGTTCTCTATTAATCGATGCTAACACTTGGTCTACAATACTAGAAATAGTCATCTTTGGTGAAAGATGCTTGAAAGCAGGATGCCAACTTGCGTAACTGTCGCAGCCTGATTCAGCAAGCGGAAGCTCCTCGTAACTATGAAATTCATCAATTTTTGCCGCAATGTTTTCTGGCTCTTGACTCATCATCCCGGTCGGTAAACCAAAAGACCTACATTCAAAATTGCAGCCGAATGTTCTAATAAAAACACTTGGGACACCAGCATACATTCCTTCGCCTTGTATGCTATAAAAAATTTCTGCTATTTTAATTGTACGTTCATTCATAATTAATTATACTTTATTTTTTAGGTTAAGTCAAATGTAATATCTTGTTTTACTGCATTCCACCATTGGTTATAACCTTCTCTAGTGGGATGGAATCGATCATCGGACAATAGCCCACGATCTTTACAAAAATCGTACGGAGTTTCAGATAAACAATTATCCCAATTGATTAAGTTAAGCAATGGATTATTTCTATCAACTGCACTGCCTAAACTCTGTTGTTCGCTGATATGGTCTGAAAAAATGTCATAGATAAATCCAAACTTGTATTCAATATTCAGTTGTTCTAAAGTATTCAACGTTCCGGCAATAATTCGTAAATTTTTATTATTCAGGTAATTCCAATTGCACGGCAAGTATTGACTTTTAATATATTCATAGATGTATTTTTCATATTTGGTACGACTATAATTATACCACGTTCCATCAAACCCACCACTATGGAGCCAAACAGTATCATTGGTAATATGAATAGGTGTACCTTCGTAATAACTCGAAACTTGATCTACCATTTCCACCGGGAGTTCAATGTCAATACGAGAAAAACCAGTCCACAATATAAGAACATTGTTAACTTTATCGAGATTATCTAATACGGCTCTTGATATAAAAGCGTTACCAGCACCCCCCCACGCATTTATTCTTACTAACTTTTTATCCCATACTTCACGACCAAACGCTACTTCAGGAAGATCTGGATTAGCTATAAAACTACAACCGGCTAGTAATAGCATAAGTCACTCATGTGTTAACCACCAATCTTCCCAAGGGAAGACGATCCACAGGTCTGGATCATCTAACTTATTAATTTCTACACAACAATATTCAACATCTGCATCTGAGGCACTATTGTCTACAAGTGTAGCAAAACGAATGTTGTTGCCCCATGCTTCACGATTGCCGTTGTATACACTTGAGTGCCAATCATCCTTGATCCAGTTAATTGTAGCACCGGAGTCATTAATGTCATCTACAATGAGGATTTTCATTCCTGTTTGTAAACCATCTTCTGCCATCCACGCATTAGATTCTGTGTTAGCGTGATCACGCAAACTAACACGTAATGTTTCCATAGGAATATTATACCATTGACTAATCAAGTTAGCAGCGTGTAATCCTCCACGTGTTAGTCCAACAACATAATCTGGGCGCCATTCGGCAGCGTCAATGCTGCGAATAAGATCCAGAGTCATGCTCTGTACATCTTGCCAAGTGTAAAAGACTTTATTTTTTTCTACTTTCATGTGAGTAATTATAACATTTTAACAGTTATGTGTCAATAATTATTTAGATCAGTTTGCTGTGATAAGTATTTTTATGAGTGAAGACGACGATCGTTACGCAGATTGGCTAAAAGATATTAAACGTTTATCAGGGATGCCTGTAAAAAACGAACCTAAGCCTGAAGAATATCGGGCACCAGAAACTCCAGATACCCCCGCAGCAGAAGGTTAATCCTGCGCTGGTTCAATCCAGCCAATGTTTCCAGCAACAGTAACATTGT